GATATTGTAATACCTCATGTATGTCCTTTATTAAACATTCCTTTACAGGTAAGTAACAAAAAACATTCATCAAATAGTCCGTCATTAGATAGAATTGTGCCAAAATTAGGATATGTAAAAAATAATATATTAGTTATTTCACATAAAGCTAATAGTGCTAAACAAGATTTATCTATTAATGAATTAGAATTACTAACAAAAAATTTAAGACGGGTCCTGAATAAAGAGGAAGAATTGCTGGAAAGCTAAGTCAGAAATGATATGTCAATCAGCAGCCGAGCCTTGGGGAAGATCAAGGAAGGTTCAGAGACTAGGGACACTAAGGTGAGCCCAGAGCATCCTCCACTTATAATAAAAATAAGTGATGATATAGTCCGATCCTCATGGAAACATGAGAAAAATAGGGTAGCCTTACCCTCAAATTGGAGTTGCTGATGGTATATCTTTTAGCTGTAGCAATACCAATAAATTACAACCTAGTTTAAAGTTTATATTGCAAGAAGTAGATAGAACAGTCTATGGTAATCATGTGATAAGTGAAAATTTAGATCTTAAAAGATGGTCTAATCAAGGCATCTTGATGTTAAACACTGCTCTTACTACTGAAGTAGATAAAATAGGTGGTCATTATGATATATGGAAACCTTTTACCGCATACTTATTAGATTGGTTAAATAACTATAATCCCGGACTTATATATGTCTACATGGGAAAAAAAGCTGAAGAATGGTCTGAACTTACTAATGACAATAACTATAAGTTTACTGTTAAACATCCGGCATCAGCTGCTTATAATGGATCTAAATGGGACAGCAATGATATTTTTAATAAAATATCTAAACTAGTAAAGAAAAACAATAACCAAGAAATAATATGGTAGAGATTTTTACTAAAATAATACAGCAAGGATTAACACCTAATTCTTATTATGTTTTACACTGTATTAAGGAAAAAATTGTACCTCATTCTTCAATAAATAAAGAACTTGAGTGCAAAAGACTGCAAATGAATCAATGGTTGACTCAAGACTTGCAACTGACTGATAAAAGCATTATATTTACTACTGAAATTGATGGATATTTCAAGAAATCTAAAAAGAAAACTTCTAAAGATTTATTAGGGCATAATTTTATGCAAAACATAGAGGCATATGTTAACATATTTCCTAATAAGAAACTGTCCTCTGGAAAATATGCAAGAGTTCCTGCTAAAAATCTAGAGAATGCTTTTAGATGGTTTTTTGAAACTTATAATTATGACTGGGAAACTATCTTTCTTGCTACACAAAAGTATGTACATGAATATGAGTCTAAGAACTATGACTACATGAGAACTGCTCAATATTTTTTGAGAAAACAAAATGTAGACAAAAGTTGGGATTCAGATCTTGCAACGTATTGTGAATTTCTAAAAGATAACCCAGATGAAGATAACAATGTATTTAATGAGTTAGTTGTATAATGTAAATTTTAAAATCTATGAGTAAATTATTCAATGGTGCAAGGCACTTGTTACCAGTAAGTGAAAGAGACAGTTTAGAAAAAGGTCTTATTAAGATGAAAGCCAAAAGAGAAGGTAAGTTACCGGCTCTAGTTACAGCATGGCCAAAGTTTAATGATGCATTTTGTGATGGACTAGAGTGGAGAACAATTACTGTAGTAGGTGCAAGACCCGGAACAGGTAAAACTCTTTTTATGGAACAGGTAGTTTCTGACATTATTGAAAAAAACCCTGATCAAGAGTTTAGGGTATTAAAATTTCAGATGGAAATGGTTGATGAAACTAGTGCTATTAGAAAATTTGGTCTGATTACTGGTGCTGATTACAATACATTAATGAGTAAAGATGGTAAGTTAGTAGATAAAAGATTATTTGAGAAGTGTGTAGAATACTACAAACAAAGTGCTTCTAGTGATATAATCAATGTTATCTATGATGTTTGCACGGTCAATGAAATGTGTGCTACAATTCATTATGAGTTGGAAAGATACAAGAAACTTGATGGTAAATATCCTAACATGCTTGTTACTATAGATCACTCTGCTCTATTTAAAACTGATGTTGGACAAAGAGACAAATTTGAAATGTTGGGTGCATTAGGTGAAGCCTTGACCTATATGAAGAAGAACTACCCGGTAGCATTTGTAGTCTTAAGTCAATTAAATAGAAACATTGATGATACTAAAAGACAGGTAGAAGCCACTTATGGTAATTATGTATTAGATTCTGATATATATGGTTCTGATGCTTTATTACAACATGCTGATGTAGTTATTGGTATTAACAAACCTTCTATAAGAAGAATAAAGAAATATGGTCCTGAAAAGTTCCTAATTGAAGATCCGGACACACTAGTGTTCCACTTCTTGAAGTCACGTAATGGTCTTACACGTATCAGTTTCTTTAAACTTGATAGAACTAGTATGAGAATAGTAGAAATACCAACTCCTGCTAGAGAAACTACACAGAAAATCCAAGTAAATTAATAAATATGAATAGTACAAATCTTAGAAAAGAAAAAGAAAGAGAGTTCTATATGCAGCATATGGAAACTTTCAAAGCAATTGGATTAGCTGATCCATTTTTTACACTCAAAACTGCTTTCTTTAAGAAAGGTAAGTATGGAAGACAGTCTCAGTTTTTTGAGTGGGAATTGAAAAAAGGAGAGGATATCTACATTGAGTTCTATGAAAATGTTTACAATGATAAAGGTGCTAATACTGATATCATTCCTATGAATGAGGAAAGAACATTGTTTAAACTTAAGTATAATCCTTTCTATCATGAAGAATATGATGTTACTGAAACTACAGAGTCAGATACTAAAGTAGATAGAAAATATCTTGTTCCTCTGAGTGAAATGGTTGTTGTATTGTCTAGTGGACAAGAAATTAGTTATGCTCTTTATGAAAAGAGAAAAGAAGAAGCTAAACTTGAAATTCCACAGTTACAAAAATCATTAAGTGTATTTCCTGATTTTGAAGAAGAGTTTGCCCCTAAGAAAGAAGAGCCATCTTTAGAAAATCATCTAGAATCAACTGCTGATATTATTAGAAGAATTGCAGCAGATTTTCAAAAACTAGCAGAAAGATTATGAGTATAGTACTTCCAACTAAAAAAGTAAAGGCTGAGAGACAAAATCCTAAAAGAATTGTGATCTATTCAAAGCCAAAGACAGGTAAAACAACTGCTTATGCAGGACTTGAAGATAATCTAATTATTGATTTAGAAAATGGGACTGATTTTGTTGAAGCTCTGAAAGTAAAGGTGAACAATCTTCAAGAACTTCTTGACACTGGTAAAGCCGTCAAAGCTGCAGGAAACCCTTATAAGTTTATTACTATTGATACAGTTACTGCATTAGAAGATATGATTATGCCTTTGGCAATCAAACTTTATAAAGCAACTCCAATGGGTAAAAACTTTGATGGAGACACTGTAACTACATTACCAAATGGTGCGGGATATTTATATATCCGTCAAGCATTTTTTCAGGTTTTAGATTTTATTGATACATTAGCACCCACAATTATTTTATCAGGCCATATTAAAGATAAAGTAGTTGATGACAAAGGAGAGATGGTAATGTCTGCCAATATTGATTTGACAGGTAAAATAAAGTCTCTTATCTGCGCTAATGCTGATGCTATTGGTTACATGTATAGAAAAGGTAACAAAACTATTCTTAGTTTCAAAACTAATGAAGAAGTTACCTGTGGTGCAAGACCAGAGCATTTACGTAATGAAGAAATAGTAATTACAGAGATGATTGATGGGGAATTAAAAACCTCATGGGACAAAGTATTCGTTTAATAATTAAAAATAAAAAAAGTATGGCTTTAAGTACAGAAGATTTAGGCACCAGTGGATCTGGAATGCCAAAAACAATTGCTCCAGGTAATCATGTATTGAAAATTAACAATGTAGAACTGGAAGAATTCAAGTTTATTTCAGGTGCATATCATTTGATATTGCATGTAGAAACTAAACCTATTGAAGGTTTCCAAGGTTTTGCACTTGATAAAGATAATCCAGATGCTGGTCATTTTGCAGGTCAGATTGGTAGAGTAAAAGCAAGTCAATATGCATTTGCAGATGGAGAAACAAAATCTGGTGTTAAGATTCAAAGAGATAGATCTATTTTGATCTTCTTACAAAATCTTTGTAAAACTATGGGTGTTAATGAGTGGATGCAAGCTCAGAATAACAAACATGATACTATTGAAGACTTTGTAGAAGCATTTAACAAAACTGCTCCTATCAAAGATAAGTTTCTTGACTTCTGTGTTGCAGGTAAAGAGTATGTTGGTAAAACTGGCTATACAAATTATGATATGTGGCTACCAAAAGCAGAAAATGGTAAATATGCATTTGGTGAAGATGAAGGAAAAGTGATACGTTATGCTGAATCTAAACATCTTAAAAAACTAGAAACAAAAGAAGTTTCTAATTTTGGAGATGATGATGATTTGTCAATGCCGTCAAAACCATCTACAGATTTCTCTCTAGACTAATATAGTTAAGGGGAGTCATAGTGGTTCCCCTTAATTTTTAAACTTTAGAGTATGATTTCAACAGCAACAATAATTTCTGATTTAAATGATGTACCTAGAGAATGGGTGTTTGAACACTATCTGAAACTTTCCGAAAGACTTTGTGGTCAAAGTATCAAAATCAAATCTGTATTTAATAGTAATGATAAAGTACCTTCTATGTGTATTTATACAGATAGTAGAGGTAATTATAGATTTAAAGATTTTTCTTCCGGATATGGAGGTGATGGATTAAATCTGGTTATGCATTTGTATAATTTAGAAAGTAGAGGTAAAGCATCTTTCAGAATAATGGATGATTATAATATCTATATTTCTAATAATACCTATGTACCTATTTCTTACAAGCCTCACAGCAAGTATGTAGTTTCTGATTATGAAATGAGACACTGGAATACATTGGATCAACAGTATTGGAAGAATTTCAAACTTGGTTCTTCTATTTTAGAATCTCATAATGTGTTTCCATTATCCTTTTACACAATGATTAAAGAAGACGATGGTAAACTACTTGATCAGATAAACATAAAAGGTAACTTTATTTATGGTTATTTTAGGAATGATGGAACATTGTATAAAATCTATACTCCTAAAAATAAAGACAATAAGTTCATTAAAGTTGGAGATTACATTCAGGGTTATGAACAGTTAAAATATGATTGCAAGTATCTGATTATTACTTCTTCTCTAAAAGACTTGATGTGTTTTAAAAGACTAGGTATAACCGGTATTGAAACAATTGCTCCAGATAGTGAGAACAGTGTGATTCCTGAAAACTTCATGAGACCATTGATTGATAAATATCAGAAAGTAATTGTACTTTTTGATAATGATGAACCCGGAATTAAGTCTGCAGGTAAGTATAAATCAAAGTATGGTTTTGAGAATATCAATCTAGATCTATCTAAGGATCTTTCTGATTCAGTAAAGGATCATGGTGTAGATAAAGTTAGAGAAGTATTATTTCCACTATTAAAACAAGCATTATGAGCTGGATTTATCAAGGAAAGGAGTTTGAAGAAGGTCATATACCTGAAGGAGGTGTAGGATTTATTTACATTATGACTGCTATTATAGATGGTAAGTCTGTTGCATATATTGGTAAGAAGAACTTCTTTGCTAATATTAAAAGACCTCTAGGTAAAAAAGCTTTAGCAATGTCCACGGACAAGAGACTTAAGAAGTACAAGAGAGAACTTAGACCTGATTTTAAAGGGTATTACAGTAGTAATAAGATTCTTAAAGATGCTCACAAAGCAGGAGTAAGTATTAAAAGAGAAATACTCCGGATATGTTATTCTCAGATGGAGTTGACTTATCAGGAAACAAAGTACCAGTTCTTATATGAGGTGCTTGAAAAAGAAGAGTTTCTTAATGGAAACATTCTTGGCCGTTTTTATAAATTCAAATAGTTATGAAAGAGATTGATTTAACAAGCCTCCTATTTAGGAGGCTGATATTGGTATTACAGGTATTAAAGTAAGATATGACGGTGGAGGGGACTCCGGTGCAATTGAATGGATAGGTTTTACAAAAGAAAAATGTGAAACTCCAGAAGATGTAAATGATAATGTAGATGATTGGGTAGATGATGCTAATCTATCTAAAGTAGTAGAAAATGATGATTATAATACAATTCAAGATTTTGCATATAAAATCCTTAATGGTATAGAGGATTGGTGGAATAATGAAGGTGGTTATGGAAACTTTTGTTTTCTTGTTCCTTCAGGTAAATACATCATCAACAACTCTGTAAGAATTATAGATACGGAAGATTATTTTCATGATGGAGATTTATTAAATAAGGTAGTACAATAATGAGAGAAAAAGAAAAAGCTGATGAAATCTATGATTATGCAGTAAAAATATATGGTGTTGAAAAAGCTAAAGAAGAATCATTAAAATCAGCTAGAACAACTCATTCTCTTGCACCTTTCAGAGACGGTAGAATGAAAGCAAGAAGTTACTGGGAAAGAGTTATTGAACATTTAAAAAAAAAATAATGGCACATCCTTTAGAGCATTCCAAGACATCTGTCAGAAAATGGAAAGGTCAAATCTCTGATTATCAGGCTATTCATGAGTGGCTTGATGAAACTAAAGCCTGGATTGGTCATAGCAAACATAGAATGTTCCGGCATCATAGTGAAGGAATATTTGAATGTGAAAGAGTATTTGGTAAAAGCTTTATTAATTCAGATGGTAAAACTGTATATACTAGATATGTTGCAGAACAACATGTTAAAGAGGATTGCAATGGATATATTCCTACTGCAAAAGAATG